CAACATTGGTATAAAATTTTGTCATTATTTTAGGCTTGATGCGATTTGAATTCCTGATCCGAACATCGTATTATACTGGTTTAATAGTTCTCTTTGTGGCGTAGTTATAGTAAGAATATCGTTTGGTGAGATAACAATACCTGTTTTGAATTCTTCGCAGTAATCTAGAAAAGGAAGAAATCCCATACCACCTGAATCTGTTTGTGAACGAGGTGGGATAATAATAACTTGCACCGGTTCTTTTAGAAGAATAGCACCTGGCATAGATGAATCTTCAGCGATTGTAGCAAGAAGAGTTTTATCTGTTTTAAGTGTAACAAGTTTGATTGTCATGCTGGCACCTCGGTATCAGCGGGTACGATACCGACAGTAAGCCATCGTTTGGGGAACAGCATTTCGCGTCCACGAAAATCATTCATGTCATAGTTAGGGTCTTGAACAAAGCCAAGAATCTCTACCATGTTATCGTAGTCGCGCAAAGCCATGTCATACTTCTCTGCTTTAGGCATGTTGTTTTGTACTGCAATTTTCTTAGCAATTTCTTGTAAGTTCATTGTATTTTTTCCCTCATCAAATTTTTTATTGAAATGCATTCTACGTTAGATTTATTTAAAAATGAAATGCCATCTTCGTTTCTATAAACATCTTTATAGAATACAGATTTTATGCCCGTTTGCGCGATGAGTTTCGCGCATTCGATACAGGGGGCATGAGTAATGAACATACTGGCGCCCTCTGTTGAGTTTGTTGATTTTGCAACTTTGGCAATTGCGTTCGTTTCTGCGTGGAGAACTTCGGGTTTAGTAACCAACAAATCTCGGTTTGATTCTCTGTCATATACATCGTCCTCACAATTGTTATCCCAGCCTGGTGGTGTTCCGTTGTAACCTATACCAATGATGGAATCATTTTTAACAATAACACAACCTACATGAAGCCTTCTTGCTGAAGAAAGTTTAGCGAAATCTTCAGCGATATTCATATATGCGTCTATGAATTTACGCTTCATCTGCTTTGTCTTTTTTGTCTTTTCGAAGAGGAGAACGTTTATGTGTATCGTAACTCAACTGTGCGTCCATCATGAGATTTTTAAAATTGCTTTTAGAAGCACCGCTCATGGTGTTGAGAATTCGTTTGACGGATTTATCGAGTTTAAAGTTTTTGTCTGTTTTCATAGTTAAAATGTTAAAGTTAATAAAATAAATTATATCACAATTCACAGAGAAGGTCAAGGGAAAAACTCCCTTGACCTGGTAAATATCAACCTACGAGTAATTGTTTTTCAGTAGGCTGTGTAAAGAGAGGTACTGATCCAATCTCTACCTTGCGAGGTTTCTTGTGTTCAGGTATAACATTTTCCAAACCAATACGTAAAATACCGTCAGTAAATTCAGCACCTCGAACGACTACGGTATCTGAAATTTTAATTGTTTTGGTAAATGAACGTGTACCGATTCCTCGATGCAAATATTCACCAATCGGTGGTGTTTCTTTCTGCTCACCTTTGATTGTAAGCACTCCATCTTCAACACTAATATCAACTTCATTACGTTTGAAGCCAGCGATTGCTAGTTCGACAACGTAACGGTTTTCATCTTTAATAATATTGTGTGGAGGGAAGGTTGAAGGTTTTGCGTCATCATTGAGCATCGATTCTACTTCACGAATGAGAGTATCGAAACCTACTGAACGAAAACATAAAGGTGATAAAGAAATGCGTGTTACCATAATAGTTTCTCCTTGATTAAGCGAGTTTAAAAAATAGTGACCCCGAAGGCATCACAATATTATTTAGCCAATTCGAATGCGTCTTTATTGACCAAATAAGTTCTTTGAGGCAAATCTTCTTTAAACACCCGAATAAAATTGTAAGGTGCTTGTTCGATTACCTCTTTAATGTTTGTACAGTATACGACTTCTCCGGTATACCGATTTTTCAGTTTTGTAGGCTTCACTTGTTTTTTCATGATACACCATATTATTTTTTACCAATATTGTATTTGGCAACTAACTGCCAATCATCCTTTTCTCTGAAAGAGATAATTTTAATCTGATATAAAGGAGCAACATCTTCGCCAATAACGTTTGGGTTTACGATTGTTACTAAACCCCATTCTTCAAGTAACTTAGCGATTGCATTTCTTCTTTGTATATCATTTTCTGAAATGTTTGAGGGCTTGCCATCAAGCATAAACAGTTCTTTAAAATGTACAATATAATAATGCCCTTGTTTGTGTAAGATATGACAAGACTGATATAACACTTTATCTTTGCGCGAAGACACGCCAATACGAGTTAGTGTTTCTTTTACCTTTAAAAAGTCATCTTGCTCAACAAGTTTTATTTCAACAAAATTTGTCAGGTCAACCATTTTATTTCCTCAATCCACCGGTTTCGGTTTGTTCTTTTAATTGTTGGATTTCTTCTTTGCTTAGAAGGAGTAAAGCCTGACGGGCTTTTTCATCTGAGAAACCATAGATGGTTTTAATACATTCTATATCATCACTTTTCTCTGATTTAATCCACTTCGCAAACGGTCTTTTTTGTGACCTTACGGTATTTAGTGTTTTGATGTTTTCATAAACCATAATAATTTTTCCACATCCTCAGTAGTACAATCATTTTTCATTTTATTAGCTTTAAATGAAATTATTTGGATGTTTTCTTTAATATACCCTTTTGAATTATCTATTCTATCTAAAGAAGGAGACTTATCCGAAGGTCCTTTTCCAATACCAACCTCAAATTTAAAACCAAAAACTGGACACACATCAGGTATAACTATATCAACGATTGATATATCAAAAATTATATCTTTTTTTTCGGCCCGTTTCTTAGCACGCCACCACATATGTTTAATATATTCTGCACCAAGTTTTTCATATTTTTCTTTAGATATTGTTCTGCATTCTAAAGAATTACCTTTAACTTTTCTACACTCTACACATCCCATATTTGAAACATATTTTTGAGATATATGTCCGTTTTTGCAAGGTTTACCATTAAAATATCTATACAAATTTTGTTTCTTAGCTTCTTCCCGTGTTATTAGTTCCATAAACACCTCATAGTATTATATAATACTATTTAGTATTTTTTAATCCTCCGGTCGAAGTTTTTTCTTTCAATTTAGATATCTGTTCATCACTAAGTAGACGAAGGGCTTCTTTTGCTTTATTATCAGAAATATTAAAATATAGCTTTATTACATCAATATCATCACTTTTCTCTGATTTAATCCACTTTGCAAACGGTCTTTTTTGTGCACGAATAGTGTTCAATAAAAAATCATTCTGCATCTTTTTGTCGATAAAATGACATTTATTCATCTCATTAGCATAAATTACACAGTCTTTATGATAAGATAGTGACCGATTTACTAAGAAAGGTGTATATGCTTTTTCTGTAATTTCATCGACAATTAGTTGCTTTTTATTCTGCAGTATCGCATTCACATAATCAAAAGGATTCATAACATTCTCACAAGTGCTATCGTGTCTATTGTAACAAGTAGCAAGTAGTTAGCCAACATCCCAAAAGATTTACGGCTAAAAGCACAGCAAGCATAGATAGTGCAGCCAAGAATCCATACAGGATAAAGTTTAATAAGAGGCGGGTTCGGTACAGTGAACGCCATTGTGAGCGAACAGCCAATCGAAATAAGCCAAGCCGTAACTTCAAAGAAGAAACGAATAGGATTAGCTTTATAGTCATTATATATCCAGCGCATTTGGAACAACGATTGAGTTGTTTGAAACCCAAAGTCTTTTATAAACTTCAATATTGAATATCGGTTCCAACATCACGATCAGTTCAGCCTCTATGTCTTCCATACTATAATTTTTAGGTAAATCTTTTTGTTCAAAGCTACAAGTTTTTACTGATAGTCCGGTGTAATCGTTACCAAATCTGTTTCTGTACTTCTTACCACCAGCGTGTTGTTCATAATCTACAGTATTTTCTGTAGCCGAACCAAAGAATCTAGCTATACGATGATAGATAGAATTATTGGAATACCCAACATAAATTGGATACGTGTCTTTATAGATGCAATAAAATCCTACTTTAGCTACAATCTCTTTACCTTCTTTAAAAAAACCTTTTTTACTATTTTCATTTGGTGTAATCAGCAAATGTTCTTTTCTATCAAAAGTATCAATAATAACTTTAGCATAATCTACAGGTTCAGTTACGATTTCTCCGAATAGATTCGTTCTCATACAAACTCACAATTCACCATTAGTTCAGTTAAACATGCGACAAGATTAATTTCTGTATCTGCAACGAATGCATTCTTATATTGATAGTCAGCAAGAATCAAAACCGCTTGAGGTATCGACTGTGGCTTTACACTTTCATAGAGTGCATCATAGATTTGACGAAACACGGTGTTTGAATCAACACCACTTGTTGCAACCCACTTTCGAATAGCACCAAAATCTTTTGCAGCAATAGACTTAACAATCTCTGCGATCTGTACGTTACCAATTTGAGAAAGAATACCTGTATCGATCTTACCAAACTGTGAGTAGCGTTGCAACTCATTAATGATACGTCGATTATCAGGAAAGTGTTTCTTGATTAATTCTGCAATAACAGCATCTTCAAAGTCAACTTTTTCACTTCGCAAAATTGTCTGGACTCGCTTGAAAAAAGCAGAAGCCATCTTCGCGCTCTCACCATTCTTTAATGCGAAGTCGATGACTGCACACCTTGAATGAAGAGGTTCGATAATACGAGTCTTATAGTTACAAGTAAAGATGAACGAACAGTTACTTGCAAACTCTTCGATTGCATTACGTAAAGCTGGTTGTGTTGAATTTGGATTTAGATAATCTGCTTCATC